GAAAGCGCGACGACCTTAGAGATGGTCATTGAAGGCTGGAAGGCAGGCATCCTGTCCGGCATCCACACGACCGGCGCGAACGTCATCGGCAATACTGCGCGCTGGACGGTCGAGACGGCGATCACGAATCCGCTGACGCAGACGTTTGAAGCGGCGCGGCTCGCGGTCAAGGGCGATCCGATGCCGCTCGCGGTCTACAAGGCGCGCATCATGGGGCCACTGATCGGGATTCAGCTTGGCGCCGCGGACGCCTTGAAGATCGCCGGAGAAGTCTGGAAGCAGAAGGGCGAGCACTTGGAGAAGGCGGACGTCTACAAGACGGCCATCCCCGGCAAGACGGGCGATGTCATTCGGATGCCGTTTCGCTTCCTGCAAGTGCAGGACGCGATCTTCCGCACGTTCGCCGAGCGCGAGATGGCCTACGTGCTCGCGACCGAGCGCGCGGCGAAAGAGGGCCTGTCGCCCGGCACGAACAAGTTCGCCGACGCGGTGCAGCGCTATACGGACGAGCCGACGTTAGGCATGTCGGTCAAGGACGCGCAGGCGGTTACGTCGAAGATCGAAGGGCACGGCGCAGAGTCGGTGTTCGCGCAGCGCCTGGGGCCGCGTATGGAAATCTTCTCGCGCGCCATCCAGGGCAGCCCGGCGGAATTCATCTTCCCGTTTCGGCGCACGCCGGTCAATCTCGTCTCCTGGGCGATGCAGTACACGTTTGGCATGAACTTCATGTCGACTCGCTGGATCGCGGACTTCAAGGCCGGGGGTGAGTCTCGCAGCCGCGCCCTCGCCCGCGTGGCGATCGGCACTGGCCTTGCGATGACGGCCTACGAGCTCGCGGAAGAAGGCAGCCTCACCGGCTCGGGCCTTTTCGATTCGGAGAAGAACCGCACGAAGCGTGGCGCCGGCTGGCAGCCGAACAGCCTGCTGATCGGCGGGGAGTATTACAGCATCGAGCGCATCGAGCCTGTCGCCAAGGTGCTGATCACCGCAGCGAACCTGTACGAGCTTCAGAAGGCCGCCGCGGACAAGGACGACCGCGCGAAGCTCGGCGCGATGGCTGTTGCCCTCTTTGCCAACGCGACGATCAGCACCACGTACATGTCGGGCCTGTCGAACGCGATGGCCGCGACCAAGGAACCGAACCGCTATCTGGACTCGTTCCTCGAATCCTATGCTTCGTCGCTCGTGCCGAAGATCATAGGCCAAACCGTGATCGCCGCCGATCCGCACAAGCGGGAAGTCGACGGCATGGTTGAAGCCATCCAGAGCCAACTGCCCTACTTCCGCAGCAAGCTCCTGCCGGCGCGCAACGCCTGGGGCGAGCCTGCGAAGGCAGGGAAGTGGTTCTTCGTTCTGCCGGTAAACGTCTCGGAAGAGTCGAAAGATAAGGTCAAGAAAGAAGCCGAGCGCCTGCGCGTTGGCATCGCGGACGCGCCGAAGTTCATCGAGGAAAGCGGCCCGCTCGACGCGCAGGACAGCAGCACGAAGCTGACGAACGAGCAGCGCAACAAGTTCACCGAGATCGCCGGCAAGAACGCAATGAAGCTCCTGGCGCCTATCGTGAATGCGGAAGACTGGAAGAACATTCCTGATTTCACCCAGGTCGAGATTTTCCGCGAGGCGATCAAAGTGTCGCGCAAGCAGGCCACGTTCGACGTGCTGCCGCCCAACGACGCTGAGCGGCTGAAGACGCGCGAGAAGATGATCGAGAAGATTGTGAAAGAGACGCAGGAAGCGCAAAGCGCGTCGCCGAAGACAACGCAACCGGAACGGAGAGTCAGATGATTCTGGAATTGGGCGACGGCAGGGAGCTACATCTGCCCGACGAAATGGACGACGAGGCGGCGAGGCAACTGAAGGCGTTCATCCTCGCGGGCGACGAGCAGAAGCGCGCGGCGCAAGCCGACGCGCACAGCATGCGCGCCGAGATGGTAGCGATGCGCAACGAAGTCCTGGCTGCAAAGAATCAAAGCGTGCTCGCCGCCGAAGCACTCAAGTCTTTACAGGAAACTTTCGCGCAAGGCATGTCGCAGCTTCTTGCGGCTGTCAGCGCCGACCGCGAGATCGTAGACGAAACAGGCGAGCGTATTCGCTCGCGCATTGCGAAAGGATGAAGTGCGCTACGGCAACTGCTGGCTGTGGGCGCTTCCTCGGTGGCTGCGAGGGCAAAAGCGTTACCTCATTGTCAGGAAGTCCCTTCACACGATCTGGCCGCACGTCATGCTGACCGACGACATTTCGCAGGTTGATGTAGAGGAGTTCACGGCCGAAAAGCCAAGCAAGGGGCTGTTGGGTTTTCTGCACGCGCCCTTTTTTAAGGGGCGTATTCGAAAAGGCAAAGGAGAAGAGCTTTGAAGCGGATAGACGCAGATAACGCGCATCTACATCAGGGCGGGTTTGTGAACTTCGGCGGGTTCTACATCCGCCCGATGGGGCCGTATCAAAAAGGGGAGCGGCATTTCGGTCATTCGCACAAGATCGACCATCTTTCCAACATCGTGCGCGGGAAGGTCAGAGTTCACTGGAAGAACCCGCAGGGCTCGGAAGCGGGCGTGATCGAAGTTCTGGTTCCGGCGAAGCTATCCATCCGTGCCGACTATTGGCACGAGTTCGAAGTGCTCGAAGACGACACGATTTGGGAATGCTGGTTTGCTGCCGCAGAGGCAGACCGAGCGTACGGCGACAGCAACAGCGTGGACTGGACATCTTAAAAATGGCAGAGTTCGTTATCCGAGTACGCGAGCGGCGCGACTTCGATCCTGTTCGACAGGCCGCGTCCTTGCGTCCTGGCGACGTGGTTGACATCGGGCCTGACGGCTTCGATTGGGGAGCTCTGACCATGACGAATAGCGACTGGCGGATCGTCAAGTGTCCAGGGCTATCCGTCGATGCGTTGCTAGATATGCTCGCGGTGGCGACGGATGCTAACGCGAAGCTGCTGTTGAAACGGGCAAAAGCGTTCGATATCGAGAACCTGCTTCTTAAAACAGAGATCGACAAGCTCGGGCAAGTAATCACGTTCGAAGGTGCTCAGAAGCACACGGCGCTGCTCGCGTTGAAGCTCACTAAGCAGTTGCAAATCACGGTCGGCTAAGATGCCCACTACAGTTACAAACTCCATAGGTTCTGGCGCGCGAGACTACGCGACTATCGCCCTTTGGGAAGACGCGACCGATATTAATCTCGTGTCTGCCGACGAAGTGCGGGTCGGCGAGTGCTACAACGACAGCGAATTTGCCCTAGGTGCCGGAGTTAGTTTAGCTGGCGCGACGACGGATGCGACGCGGTACAGACACCTAACGACAGCATCAGGCCAGAGCTTTGCCGATCACGCAGACAAGCTCACGAACCCGCTGAAGTACGATCAGACGAAAGGCGTTGGTCTAGCGTCGAGCACTTACGGCGCGACTGTTTTGTATCTCGAAGAAGACTACTCTAGGGTCAGCAAGCTCCAGTTAAACGTCACGGCTGATGCCAACATTGGTATTCGCTTTGAGAACGCGAATAACTCTGCCAGAGATTGCCTTGTTGACGGGACGTACCGATCCTACGGCTTCGACATTAGCCGCGGGACGTGCGTTAACTGCATCGCCATCGTTCGAAGCACTGGTTTTGCGGTCTACGGCTTCAGGTTCTTCTACTACGGCTCCAATGCCCAAAAAGTATACAACTGCACGGCGGTAAGACCCTCTGATCTTGCGGGAACAGTGGGGGCCGGATTCAGGGGGCATTCGGTAGGTCTGACCCCGATTGCGAAGAACTGCGCTTCCTTTGGATTTACGGGCGGTGCCGGCGGCTTCGCCAACATTACGACCTGGGGTACAGGCTCGGACTACAACGCGACCGACAGCGCGTCGGCCACTGCCGGGGCGAATGATCTAACAAGTCTCACTTACGCAGATCAATACGAAAACACCGTAGAAGCGACGCGCGATTTCCGAGTCAAGAGCGGCAGCGATATCGAGAATGCGGGCACCCGCGATCAGACCAACACGAACGATTTAGACATCGTGGGGCAGGCTAGAAGCACCACGACTCCGACAATCGGATGTTGGGAATTTGTGAGCGGCGGTGGCGGCGGTGGCGGTTCGACACGAAGAAGGTTTTTACCATCTCTAGGAGTAGCGTAAAATGGCAATCGAAAGCGTAGAAGCAGATGCGGGATCAGGCGGGGCTAGTTTCGCGGTCGACACTATCGCCGGCGATCTGCAAGTCCCGTACTGCAAGATTATGTCGGGCACCGATGCGTCCGTAGAACTGATCGGCGGCGATGCGGCGAACGGCCTGGACGTCGATGTGACGCGCGTTAGCGGCACGGTCGCGGTATCGAATGCCGGCCTGACCGAGCTCGCAGCCGCGATCGACACCGAAGTGCAGTGCGACATCGTTGGCGCTCTGCCCGCAGGCAACAACAACATCGGCGACATCGACGTCGCGTCGATCGCGGCAGGCGACAACAACATCGGCAACGTCGACGTTGCGTCTATCGCGGCTGGCGACAACAACATCGGCAACGTCGACATCGTCAGTCTGCCGGCGAGCACGAACACGCTCGAAGTCGTGGGCGACGCGGCGCACGGCGCTGCGGTAGCCGGCAACCCGCTACTCGTTGGCTTAGAGGGCCGGAGCACGGACGGCACGGCGGTTGACTCAGGCGACGTCGTGCGGGCTCTTGCCACGCTGCTCGGCAAGCCGGTCAACTACCCGCACGCGCTACCTGGCTCTACGTGGTCTTACGCCTCGCCGGCGGCCGTGACGGACACGTCCGACGACGAAGCGAAGGCCGCCACGGCGAGCACGATCCACTACATCACAAGCATTCAGGTATTCAACGCGGACGATACGGTCGGCACCGAAGTCGTCATCAAGGACGGCAGCACGGTTAAGTGGCGCGGCTGGTGCGAGCAGACGGGCGGCGGCTGCTCGGCAGTCTTTCCTGTTCCGCTCCGGGGCACCGCGAATACGGCCATCAACGTCGCGAACGTGACGACCAGCGCTGAAACGTACTTCAATTTGCAGGGCTTCTCGGCTACTGAGTAAAAGGTGTGGTTCTCACTCACCTTATTCAGCTTAGGTTTTATCGCGGCGCGACGCCTCATGAGAGCGCGGTCCCTGCGACGTTTGGCGGCTTCACTGCGTTCCCGCCGTTCTACGCCTTCAAAGGCTTTTCGGTCGGCGCGGTCGCACCAGAGCCGGAACCGCCGTCAGCGCCGATAAGTATCGAGCCGCTGCTCGGAAAAGCCGTGCGCTTGGAAGTTGCACGCAAACGCAAGCGCAAGATTAGAAAGCTTTTATTGTTGGGGTGGTAAACTGAAAGTTCACATATGACCGTATCCAGCGCAGACAGCAGGAAGACCTTTACCGGCAACGGCTCGACGACCAGCTTCGCGACGAGCCCGATAGTCTTCTTCGACACGTCCGACTTGCAGGTCTACGTCGTCGTCACGTCGACCGGCGCAGCCACGCTTCTCGTCGAGAACACGGACTACACGGTCAGCGGCGGCGACGGCTCCACAGGGACCGTCAACCTGGCCGCCGGCTCCGATCCGTTCGGCGCCCCTTCATCGCTGCAAACGCTCGTCATCGTGCGGGCGCTCGCCATCACGCAAGGGGCCGATTTCGAGAACAATGACGGCTCGGATGCTGAAGTTGCCGAGGATGCGCTTGACCGTTTGACGATGATCGCGCAGGAGCTCGATGCGCGCATCGAGCGCTCGTTCGTCCTGGCGGACAGTGACGTGTCGGGCGCCAGTACTGCGCTCCCGACGCCTGAAGCGAGCACGCTGCTCGGATGGGATGACGACGGCTTCGCGTTGCAAAACTACGTGCTGACCGATCTCGACATTGTACTGATTACACCCTTCTCGCTGACGCTGCTCGACGATGCCAATAAGGAAGTTGCGTGCGTTACGCTCGGCTTTCCTGCCGTCGTCGCAAAGGGCGACATT